CATAATCCCACGAGATACCACGAACAATATCTACAAGTTGCCCGGTGCTTCCCTCGCCAGCTCCAATGATCCCAATTTCGCTTGATTCAATAACGGTCACCGAATGACTATCTTTTTGAACCTTTTTGACCATTAGCGCGGCTAACCAGCCAGCAGTACCACCACCAACTATTACGATTTTCATCTAAATATCCGATGCTTTTGGCACTTCAGTTCTGTCAACCTCAATTAAAGCAAACTTGAAACTTTTATTTGTTTTGTTATTAACAAGGTAAAGGTTTTCTTCGCCCTCGATTACGGTGTAGTCACCAACACCATTGCTTAGGTGTAAGTCCTGTGTGTAAATGTTTCTCCAGCGCAAAGACGCTGTACCAAGGTCATAAGTGTTCGTTGCCGATGGGCTAATTGCGCCACCAGCACTTGTTGCTGGGAGAACCACAGTTCCAGTAAAAGTTGGCGACGCGATATTTGCTTTGATCCCAACCTTGTAATCCAGCGATGACGTTACGGCAGAACTATTGATACCAACCTTTGCCTGTAATGCTTCAATCGCATCATTAGCATTAGCGTGTTGGTCAGCATGGTTAGGGCTTGCCAAAGTATCCGAACTAATCGGATTTGTTAAAGCATCAAGTGAAGTAGGAAAGTTAGTTGCCACTTTGGGCCACTACCTAAATCAGTCGAGGGTCAGAGTCAGCGAAGTGATCTGAAAAGTGTCGCCAGCGGTTACAGCAGCTGAAGACGAGAACGCACCCGACCACAAGCAGTTACCACTAGTAGAAGCATCCCATAATGACCAATGGCTGTAGGTTTCCGTGTTAGAAACGTTAGTCCAGGTAACAGTCGCAGACGAAGCCATAGAGCCAGCAGAAGCAGCCGCAAATGTGATCGCCTTACGAGTTGTTTCAGCAGCAGGGTTAGAGGTGCCATCTTCGCCCGGATCACCCAAATGCAACTTTACATAAGGTGCTGTTACAGCAAAAGATGTGTTACGAAGGGTATTCAGGAACGCGAGTTCACCGTAATTAGAAATTGACATTAGATACCTTCTTCTTGAGTCTTGGTCTTCTTGGCTTTTGGCTTAGGAGTTTCCACAACCTCATCCTCGGCTAGAGGCTCAATGGAAATAGTTTTTTCCATCACCTCAGCCAAAAAACGACCGTTGACCAACTGGCGCACATTGCGCCAACCCTCAGCATCCACAAGGGTGCCAGTAGGAATAGTTGATCCATCACTCGCCGAAATTGGTTTAAGAACTCGATATGCCATAAAACTCTTTCAGATAAATAGAACCAAGGTCAATTGGCAGAAACGCTTTATGCGGTTCTGTACCAAACAACCGTGTTAGCAGCCGAAACACGAACCTTAAAGGTTGCGCTAGTTGCTGCAGCAACAGTTGCCGAACCAACGATAGTCGCATCAGTACCAGCCGTGATAACGAGTGGGTGAGTAGCAGCGGCCAAGTTAACAACATTGACCTCAAACGTGTCACCAACTGCGTAGCCCTTCAAAGCACCACAAGTAAGAGTGCCAGTAGGAATTGTCTTGGCGCGTGAAGCAGATGGAGTACCAACAAGTAATCCACCGTTAGTAACAACCATTGCAGCAGTCAAAGTTTCTGCGGCATCAGTAAGAGCCGTAACAGTTGTCTTCTCGGTGTGCGTGTTTCCAGCAATAACGCCGTTCACTCGCAAAGCACCGAACAAGCCTCTGCCTTTAGTAAGTCTGTTTGCCATTATCGGCCCCTAACTATGCTACGCAAGCTGAGAAGAAGTAACCAAGGTCTGCACCGATTACCTTCATGTCGAATGCAACTTCGGCTTCAATGCGGTCTGCCTTGTACTGTTCCATACGCATACGCGATACGCCAACAGTCTGATTTAGGCCGCCTGAAACACCAGTCCACGACATGATGTAACCGCCCGAAGGCTGGAGGAGTCCTGCCGATGGAGCTGAGTAGGTCAAAAGGGCGTTCTTACCGTAGTTGAACGCATAAGCCTGAGTTGCACCTTCGTTGTTGGTTGCCTTAACACTCTTAGCAACCATCACGCGAGGAACACCGAACAAGCTTGCCATCACATCTTCTGTGAGAACGTTCTGTGAGGTGTACTTGATACGGTCAACAAGGTCAGGGTGGTTCTTCAATTGAATGAAGACGTCGTAACCAAGCACCAAAGTGTTTGGCTCGTACCCGGTGACGCTCAAGATCGCGCGCTTACCTGATTCGATATCGCCGATTGGATCTGACGAGGTGTAATCGCTCCACAAGTTTGTTGGAGTCGCATCGGTTCCCCAAATGCCAGTTGTGAAGTAGTTGGAAACAAACTGTGTTTCCATCTTCAAAAGAAGGCGTGAGGTGACGAACTCTGCGGCTTCACGATCCACGTTGATAGGAGCGTCAGCGTTTGCACGAGTCTGATCACCAATATCTTTGTGGAACGCATAAACATCAGCCTGATAGCTGTCTGTCGAAAGGTTGTAACCGCCACCAGCTGACTCGGTTGCGTCTGCGCGGCGTTGAGCCTCGTCACGGAACCAGTCGTTCTTGGTGTAGGTGAAGAACTTGTCGCTCTGCTTTGATACAGGAACAATAGGGAAAACCCGTGTTGCGATGAAGTTTTGGTTCTGTTGGAAGTAGGCGACCGAGATATTGGTCAAGATCGCATCTACGTGAACCTGATTTTGGGTTGGCTGTGGCATGTCTGTTTGCTCCTGTGATTATGCTGCGCGGTTAGGGGAAGCGCAGTTGATTACTGCTGTGAGGATTTCGCCGTCTGCACCTGCACCAAGGATTACTTGGCCAACTGCGTATTCGGTGGTGTCGGTTCCTGCTACTTTCGCATCAGCCTTACCAGCGCTGTTGGTGCCGATTACAACACCTGCGTTGATACTTGCTGAGGAAACGATTTTCGTGCCACCAGCAACCGTGATGGAAGCTTCCTGACCCGAAGTTGGGCTGTTCTGAAGAACACCAACTGGAATGTCAGTTGCGCCTGAGCAAACAACTGCTTTACCTGCTGAGATTTTCACAAACTTGTACTGTGCAGCACTAAGGTCTGCGCCAGCCTCAAGACTGATCTTGAGCGTGTAATTGGAGATTTCGTATGCCATTTTTCTATTTCCTCCGGGGAATTAGCGTTGCTCGGCGCGGTAAGCCGCGTAGAGGTCAGGGTTTTGTGTAACGATCGAAGCAACTGCTTGTTCCATCGTCTTGAAGTCACCGTTGTTTACGGCAGCCTTTGCCATTGATTCAACTTTCGCATAAGCCGAACCGTCATCCGGGCGACTTCCACGACCAATTTCATCAAAAATTGCGGCTGATTCTGACTGTGCGTTAGCAGCAGACAGAGCCTTTTCGACCTGACTTGCGAGGTTCGCATCAATGTCGGTCAAACGACGTAGTGCTGGGCCAAGATCCTTGGCATCAACGGTCAAATGTGACCATGCAGCAGCCTTTTGAACGAACTCTTCGTCACGGCGAGCTTCACGCTCTTTACGGAGTTCTTCTTTAGCGTAATTCGCTTCGTTGGCAGCTTTTTCAAGCATTTCACGAACTGGCTGTGGAAGAGACTTCATCATGTCTTCTTCTTCGTCATCTTCTACTTCTTCTTCGTCTTCTTTAGCCATGTCTTCGTAAGCTTTTTCAAGCTTTTCGACTTGAGCATTGGAGGCTTCAAGAGCCTTCTCTAGTTCAACAACACGCTCAATATAAGCCTCTTCCAGGCTTGGATCCATCAAAACTTCTTCGCTCACGTTGGCCTCTTTCGTAGCACTCTTCATAACGATCCAGCCTTCTTCAAGGTGGGCGGGGTGATCTACTCCGCTAGTTTCCAGTACCTTCAAGGCGACCATTTTGCGTTTTTTAGGACTGCTCATAATCACCTTGAAATCTTGCGGATCTGTCGCATGAAGTTTTGACCTCATCCGCAAATACTGGACAGAGGTGAGTGTAGAGATGTGCTACAAACTACGAAAGTTAATTGGGGTTTAGTTCAAGATATTTCCTGAATGACGAACGCATCCCTCACCATAAGCAAGAGCGATCAGCACCATGTCTTGCTTCAAATCAGCCAATGAATCCTTATCAATTCGCTTCAAACGATCAATGCGACCATCAATGGCTTCCATCAATATCTGATTCAACTCCATCTTTGCCAAATCTGCTGGCATGTTGATCCAATCAGGAAAATCAAGTTCCCCGGCTGGGTCAATCCAATAAGTCTTAGTGGTTTTCAAGATCAAAACAGCAATACCTAAACCACAAACACCATAAAAAAGTGTTCCTAATAGTTCCATAAGTTCCCTCCCTTGGGTTGGAACAACCATAGGATATTCAACGCATCAAATCAAGGATTATCCACAATGTCAATATCCATCTGCACCACACGAGATGAATGGGAATCCTGGCTCTGACACCATGCCTCGGTGACAAGCACCTGAGATTTTACTTCTTGCCCACAATCCGGGCATCGCATGATCGTCTTCGTTTTATGTATGACTTGCCTATCCATGACGACACCTTAGTTCAGGTCAATTAGTTCCTGTTGGCCGCCATTAAGAACGATCTGTGGCAATCGAGCAACCTTGCCCTTAGAGGCAGAAAGACGAATATCCACGCGGTCATACGGTTGCAAACGCATCACAGCCACAAATGTTGGATCAAGCAACTGCTTCACCCAAGCCTCAATAAAGGCTGGAACTGGCTGTTCCTCAGCCATTAGTTATCAAACGTAACGGTGCCGTAATAGTCAACATCAAAATAATCGGTCATAATGTCGCTGTTATCACGGTTGTAAGCATTTGTGATGGAATCAACCTTGTCGTAAATCGCTCTTGCTTCAGGTGTCATCCGACCACTTTCATCTCTACTTTTTGGCGCACCTAAAATAGTCACTCTGAGAGCGTTAGTCCCTCGGGTATCGCTCTTCACGCCAAACTTTAATCCCGATGGCAATTCGCCATTAGCAATCGCATCTTTCAGATCTCGGCGAACATCCACAGCAACTTCTTTTACTGGTCTGCGACCAATATATTTTGAACCCTTTGAACCCGAACGATCATCAAAGAACTGTCCTGGCTTATTGCGAGCTTCACTTGTATCGCCAGCTGCCAACTCTTCCTCAAGTTTTGCGATACCTGCCTGTAAAGACATGTAAGCACCTTGCGAAGTTCCCCTGCCCATGTTTGCAAGTCTTTCCTTCTGAGAATCAATGAAAGCCTGTTTTGCTTCAGCCTCAGGCGAAGTCGTCTTAGTAGATCCAGTTGGAGTTTTTTCACCGCCTCTTGCTGGGTTTCCTGCACCTCTACCAGCTCTAGCGTTTTCCTCTTGACGAGCTTCAGCGGCAGCCAAACCACCCTTAGGGACAGAACCGCGCCAACGCATGTTGGCTGCATAACGACCTGCTTCTGAACGTGAGGCGAAACGACCCTTCTCAACACCTTCAAGGATTACCGTGCGAGCATAACCAGTCACATCACGGATATCGCCAGCATCATTCACCGCTTTAACAACAAGATCCCAATGATCCTGGGGAATGTGATCACATACACTTTTGCGAAGTCCGTCTAAAAATACTTTGTCAGCTGGTTTCATC